TAGCCAGCGATGGCAGAACGCTGCAAGTCAGCTACGGCTCGGGCTTCGGCAACGTCGCCGAGACCGTGGCATCTGGTCTGGTGATCTCGATCCACCCCGCGCCGCCAGTCGGCTCGTACGTCACGGCCGGATACCTGTTCTTCGTGCCGGTGCGCTTCGACACCGACATTCTGCCCGTCACGATCGAGGATTACGGCGTGGGCGGCTCGAACAGCGTCAAGCTGATCGAAGTTCGCTCCAGCGACAGTTGAGGCCGCCATGCGTATTATTTCGACGCCCCTGTTCGCCGAGCTTCGGAACCAGTCCTCGACTATAGCGGTCGCGTGGCTGCTCGTCCGTCAGGATGGCCAGCGGTTCGCCTTCACGTCCTGGGACACCGCCTTCGTCTACAACGGCGACACGTACACGCCGACCAACGGCTTCAACCCGAGCGCCATCGTCGCCAAGGCCGACCTGTCGGTCGACAACATGGAATGCCAGGTGCTCGACAACGAGCTGATCACCGATCTCGATCTGCGCGCGGGCGTCTGGGACAACGCCGCCGTCGAGGTGTTCTGGCTGTCGCCGCTGAACCCGTCCTGGGGCGTCGTTCCGCTCAGGGGCGGCACGCTGGGCGAGATCACGATCAAGGACGGCCAATGGACGACGCAGCTCCGGTCGCTCTTCCAGCAGCTGCAGCAGCCGTTCGGCTATTTCTACACGCTCCAGTGCATGGCCGACCTCGGCGACGCCCGCTGCAAGGTCGAAATCGCCCCACCCGTTTGGCAGGCCGACCACCAATACAAGCTCGGGTTGCTCACCGACGCCGCCGTGGGCAGCGTGGTGAAACCGAGCGCATACAACGGCTTCTGGTACGTCGCCAATTACACGACGCGCGGCGCAAGCCTGGAGAACTATGCGACAGGCGCGGGCCAAGGCGGCGCAGGTCCAGGCGGCCCGGCTGGAGACGGTAGCGGAAACCAAACGCTAGGCGCGGACGGCGGAGGGCTCCAGTCCGTCACGCTCATTGGGACAGGGGGCGCGGGCGGCCATTACGACGCTTCCGCCTTGCGTCAGCCGACCAAGGCCGGCGCGGGTCTGTCCGGCAACGACGACCTTGGCCCCAACGACGACACCCAGGTGGCTGTCGGGCCGCCCAACGATAACTTGAACCAGTTCAATTACGTCGGCCAGCCGGTGGACGTGTTTGGCATTCGCATCTGAGGTACCGGCATGCTCGCGGAAATTGACACTAGGCAGGGAGTTTTCGTCTTAGCCCGTTGCCATTGCGGCACCGAGAAGACGGTTCGCTGGGCCAACATCGGCCGGAGCACGAACTCGTGTGGGTGCGAGCGGGTCAAGGCGATCAAGGCGTCGAACACGAAGCACGGGCATTCTGGCGAGAAGCTCTACCCGGTGTGGCGATCCATGATCAACCGTTGCACGAACCCGAAGAGCAAGGCATGGAAAGATTACGGCGCGCGGGGCATCACGGTGTGCTCGGCATGGCATTTCAGCTACGAGACGTTCTTGTCCAACATGGGTCCTTGCCCTGATGCGCTTACGTTAGAACGCAAGGATAACGATGGCCCGTATGATGCAGTTAATTGCATTTGGGCGACACGCACGGATCAGGCGAACAATCGCCGCGCTCCGAAGACGGGAGAAATCTGATGGGTGGCAAGAATTCATACGGCCCGTATAACGTCACGCAAGGCGGCCAAGGCGCGATCGTCGCCGACCCTCCCGCGATAACGGCGACCGCGTCGACCGGCTCCATCGAGCCCGCCTGGCCCACGACGGAATACGCCACGGTGGTCGACGGGGGCGTGACCTGGACCGCCATCTTCGCGCGTGTCGCCGAGGGCACGGTCGGCAACGTGCTGAACAGCCAGATTTTCCAGCATGACCAGGCGCACTACCCCGACCATTATTTCCAGTATGGCAAGCTGGTCTGGACGAGCGGGGCCAACAAGGGCCTGAGCAGCGCGGTGCGCGACAGCGGCGGCGTCAGCTCGGCCCAGCCTTACCCGTACCTGTTCCTGCTCGAAATCATGCCCAACGAAATCCTGCCGGGGGACACGTTCGAAGCGACGGTCGGCTGTTCGAAAATTCGCATCGCCTGCCAGAACTTCAACAATCTCGACAATCACCGGGCGTTCCCGGATATGCCGACAGAAGATAGGGCGCTGTCGACGCCGAATATGAGCGCGCAGGGCTATGCGCCGAAGCAGACTAAGTGATATGCAATTAATTGCAATAAGGTGAGATATGGCCAAGCCGGAAGACCTGCCAGTCACATACGTCCTGAAGCGGGCGGACATCGTCGCGGAAGCCCGCAAATGGCTCGGCGCGCCCTATCGCCATCAGGGACGGGGCCGGTTCGGCATTGATTGCGTTGGCCTACTGATCGAAGTCGCCAAGGGCCTGGGGCACCCGGTCAACGCGCCGAGCGCCTACAGCTCGATGCCGCAGGGCCATCAGCTGCTAGACCCCTGCGAGAAGCAACTCTGGAAACCGGCGCGTCAGACGATCGCACCGGGCGACCTCGGGGTGTTCTGGGGCCATAGCCCGCTGGAGCCGCAGCACTTCGGCTTCATCGGCGCGCACGGCGGCCAGTTCACGATCATCCATTCGTTCTCGAAATACGCCCTGGTGGTCGAGCAGGAATTCAACCGGCTCTGGCAGGCGAAGCTGCACTGCATCTACACGCTTCCCGGCACGGAGGAGCCCGCCTGATGGCCACGATCCTCGTACAGCTCGTCATCGGCCTGGGCGGCATTCTGCTCACGGCGCTGTTCACGCCCAAGCCACACGACACCTACGGTTCGCGCCTGTCGGACATCAACGTCACGCCGGTGTCGCCGGGGCAGGTGATCCCGCGCGTCTGGGGCACCATGAAGGTGCCGGCGCAGATGATCTTCTGCTCGCCGCTGATCGAGACGATGCACACCCACCAAGCCTCGAAGAAGGGGGCTGGCAAGGGCTCGATCTTCGGCGGCAAGGGTGCGCGCAATTTCACGTTCACCTATTCGATCGACGCCGCCTGGGGCGTCTGCGGTGGACCGATCTACGCCATCAACCGCATCTGGGCGAACCAGAAGCTGCTCTACGTCAGCGCGCAGACGCAAGCCCATGCGCAGGCCGACTTCGACGCCGCCTATCAGTCCGAGGCGACCCGGCTGATCGACGAGGAGGGCGTGCAGCTCGATTACGCCGCTTGTTCGGCGTTCGTCTTCGCGTACAACAATTTTGCGACCACCGAAGTGACGCTGCAATCGCCTACCGATGCGGTGAATTACATCATGTCGCATGGCGTCGTCGACTTAACCCTGGGGGTGCTCCATCCTGATGAAGGCGGCGTCATCGCCATCATGGACATGCTGTATTCCGGGCTGAACAACGCAGACCAGTACCAGAGCCAGATCAACAGGTTCGACCAACTGGAGGTCTACCTAGGCGACGAGTTCCAGGCGCCGAACGGCCTGCTGCAGGGCTACCTCGGCCTGGGCAACGCCCCGGCGTTTCGCGGCGCGGCGTACTTCGTCATCACGAATTTGCAATTAATGGACTTCGGCAACTCGGTGCCGTCGTTCACGGTCGAGGTGCAGCGGACCCAGAACGGGGTCACCAGCCTCGTCGAGGTGCTCACCGATCTCTGCTACCAGTCGGGGCTGACGGACGGCCAGTTCGACACGCTGTCGAACGTCGACCAGACGCCGTTCCCCGGCTTTTGCGTCACCACGAACACCAGCGCCCGGCAGATAATCCAGGACCTGCAGAAGGTGTTCCCGCTCGACGCGGCCGAGAGCGGCTTCAAGCTGATCTTTTCGATGCTGAACAAGCGCGCCTCGCAGGTGATCAGCCGCAACGACTTCTCGGCGCATGTCGACAGCGAGGCGGTGCCGCCGACCGAGCAGATCACCCGCATTTCGGATTACGACCTGCCGCAGCGCATCAACCTGAAGTACCAGGAGCCGGCCCGCAATTATTCGCTGAACCTTCTCTACGCCGCGCGCTGGAATACGCCGTCGACCAATGTCGAAAGCATAGAGGTGACGGTCGCCCTCGATCGCGCCAAGGCTCAGACCAGCGTCCAGAACACGTTGCAGAACCGCTTGCTGGCCCGCCGAACCTACTCGATCAAGCTGCCTCGCAAGTATATCACGTTGGAGCCGACCGACGTCATCAAGATACCGAACAAGCAGAACCCGAATTACCTGAACGAATACTACGTGACGCAGGTCAACGTCGGGGCGAACGGCATCCTCGACGTCCAGCTGATCGACCACCTGTATATCGACAGCGCCGTCAACCCGAGCGACCAGGTCAGCACCGATCTAGGCGCGGCGACGGGCGGCAACAACGGTCTGCCGCAGACCTCGCAGACGCTGGCCTTCCTGCTCGATTGCCCCCTGCTGTCCGACGACGAGAGCGACGTCGCCGGCTTCTATGTGGTGCTCGCCGGCCTGTTCAATTCCTGGCAGGGCGGCGTGCTCTATGTCGACGCCGCGTCCGCCAGCATCGCCAACGCCTACGGGGTGACGCTGAAGACCCTGTCGGCCGGCTCGAACTGGGAAGCCATCTCGACCAACAGCGTCAACGTCCCGCAAGGCACCGTGCTTAACAAGCTCGCGACCGGGATGCACGCTTGCTACTGGGACCGGCTGTCGTCGCTGACCGTCTTCATCAACAACGGCATGGACCTGCTGTCGGCGAGCGAGGATGACATGCTGCAGCAATACCTGAACGCTGCTTACATCGGCGGCGAGGTCGTCCAGTATTCGACGGCGGCGAACCTGGGCAACGGCCTTTGGAAGCTGACCAACTTCCTGCGCGGCCTGCGCGGCACCGAGCGGCTGATGGAAGGCCACATCAACGGTGAAGGCTTCGTCCGGCTGACGTCCGCCATGAGCCGCGTCACGTCGCAACTCTCCGAAATCAACGTGCAAGACACGTTCCAAGCCATTTCGGTGATGTCGAACAACCAGCTGCAGGCGTCGTTCCACTTCACCGACACCGGCAATTCGATGCGACCGCTGACGGTCTACGTCCACAAGAACCACCGGGATAGCAACGGCGACCTGACGATCGCATGGTGGCCGCGCGTCAGGCAGAACGGCAAGTGGCTGTCGGGCTCCGACGTCGTCATTCCGGCGCGCGATAGCCCGGAGACCTACGAAGTCGACATCTTCTTCTTCCATAGCCTCACGAACACGTGGCTGCTCAGCGGGACGTACACGTTCACCGGCTCTGCGGTGAACCTCGGATGCGTCTGGTTCCAAACGGCCGCCGCCCAGGACCTGCAAACCCACGGGCTTCCGACCCGCTACGTCATCTACCAGATCAGCACGGTGATCGGCCGTGGCTTTCCCCTTGGAGTGTACCCCGCATGAGCACGTCCCCGGTACTGGGCCTTACCTTGATGAGCGCCAGCCAGGCGCAAAAAGAGACCGTCTTCAACGAGTTCCTGATCGCCATGGACGCCCTGTTTAAGGGCTCGGTGCTCAGCGCCGCCTTGAGCGCGCCCCCCGGATCGCCCGCCGAGGGCGACGCCTATATCGTCGGCGTGACGGCGACCGGAGCGTGGAACGGCTGGGACAACCAGATCGTCTTCTATTTCAACGGCTGGCAATTAATTGTACCGCCGATGAAAATCATGCTCTACGACGTGGCGACCAGCCAGTTCTTGCAGTTCCAGGGCGGCACGCTTACGGGCGGCTCGTTCCTCTGGGACGTCATCCCGGCGAGCGCGGTGGTGGTGCTGAACGACCTCTCCAACGTCTCGGGCACGCCGACCAACGGGCAGGTGCTGACCTGGAGTTCGTCCGCCATGAAGTGGCAGCCAGCGACGCCGTCGTTCACCTCACCGCTGTCGGCGCTGAGCGACGTCAATGTCACTGAGGGCAACGGCATCGACGGCTTCGCCCTCGTCTACAACCAAGCCGAGGCCAAGTGGATCGCCCAGGCGCTGCCCACCGGCACGCTGCTGGGCTTGAGCGACGTGGTCTCGACGGGTGCGGGGGCGGGCTGGGTGCTCGTCTACAATCCGAGCGGCCCCGGCGCGCATTTCGTCAACCCCTCGCTGCTCTCGTCCGTCGCTTCGCTGGCCAACATCGGCGACGTCACTTACGGCGCGGGCCTGACGGTCGGCGACATCATGCAGTGGAACGGCACGCAATGGAGCCCCGCCGTCATCGGCTCGCTGTCCCTGATGGGCCTGAGCGACACCGACATTGCGGTCGAGGACGTGACGATCAACGGTTGCGCGCTCGTCTACAATTCGACGGTGCATAAGTGGGTGCCCGATCTCCTCACCTCCGGGTCGACCGCCCTAAGCTCGCTGAGCGACGTCAATGTCACCGAGGGGTCGGGGATCGACGGCTATGCGTTCACTTGGCACAACGCCACGGCGAAGTGGGTCGCGACGCAACTCGCCGCCGTCGCCACGTCCGGGGCCTATTCCGACCTATCGGG